TTAGCTGACATGTCACCTCGAACAAACCGCTCGTAGTCCTGCACGTTCTTTTCAATCCACTTAGCGGACCTTTTACCATTGTAGTGTTCACGGAACACATCCACAACTTCTGGTTCCTCACCCGGACAATCGACGGCGTCGATGAATGTGTCCAAGAAAGACATGGCGAATTCCAGATACTCGTAAATGTTTGCCAACGCACGTGACGTCAAGTCTTTCGACATGGCCCTACCACAAAACGCCGCCAGTGTGTTAACCGAGTTTGTCACTGAGAACAATCCCGGTCCAACCCTACCCAGCGGAGTGTGAAGGCAACCGATTGGGTAAACGCCTATGGCGTTATCACCGGTTGATTCCGTCAAATTATACTTAATCACATGATTAGGCTTGTCCATGAAGTGCAACTTACCGGCTCCTTTAAACGCTAAAAGCTGATTAGCAGAGACGGTTTCCGGATTGGGAATGTAAGAAGTTAGCCCTGGGGCCGCGATCGGCACCCACCCAATATCGGGCACTTCCTTGTGTCCTCTTTCGAGGCCGACGGAATATAACCTCAGTAGTGTCGCTGTGTCAGTTAGAATGCCGGTTGCCGCTGGTGTATTTAGCTCTCTAAAACGGCTCAAAGACGACAGACACGACAGTTTATCTAAGCCCATAACGGCCAGATTCTCCATCTCTGTCGCCACTGTTACGTAAAGAGGCTCGGATACCAACAAGTTCAACAGCTCGTAGCCCATCATGCGTCTGCCCCAATTAAAGAGCCAACAATATGGGCTGAACCACGCGAACCACGGCCGACAAACTAGCCTGCGCCCAACCCTCACCCTAAGAAAGGAGTCCTGGTGGACTATCCTCTCTCTGCGGTTCGGTATGGTGCGGACATCACTGTTGTTCTGTAAACAAACTCGCTCCCCAGCCACGGCGGACTCCTCCCATTCATAAATGAATGTTTGAGACCACCACAGCGCTAGTAGAACACCCAAGACCACAGAGCACAGTCTTGTGACATCCGCGACGAGCAGATGTCCAGTTCTAAGGGAGACGACACGAAAAACGAATGAGAGCATCATCACACAAAACACAGATCCAGCCCCGTTCATATCTAAATTAGATTTGACCCCGGCTGGCAAAGTTGTAATGGCGAATTTGCTCTCGGAAGCTGACTTCTCACACATTAGGACATAATGTCCGATTCCTGAAGGTTGTGGCAAAAATTTAATGACCACCCAGTCGGCAAAGCCTCCATAGTAATCAGTAAAAGTCGGCCCGAACAACCGCTGCGCAGGATGCATGATGCGAAGGTTAACACCTCTGCTCTTGGCATACTTACCCAAAAACTCGGGGGTACCAACCGCCTCAGCGGGAGAAGCCCTATGAATCTTGGGTGTGGTCAATACGTATGTCTTGACGTCGGGTGTAAACCCAGCGCCAATGTCCACGCAAACCATGCCACAGAAAGGATGACCTTCCAAGTCAACAGCGAAGTTGGCATTTGACGGATGACGAAACCGCATTTTAATCTCAGGGGGAGCAGAGCAAACAAACTGGTCGACTAGCATGTGTTCCAAGTCTTGACTAGAAACCTCTTGCTGACCTTCCTGCTCTTTAGCTACCACCTTGAGTGCGGCCTCAACTCCTAGCGGGTCTGGCTCTGGATCCTTCGCGACCTTTGACTTGCCACCAGTGCCCCTTTTAACGACGTTGGCCCAGCGGAACACGCGTTCCATCGGACCAGCACCAACAAATCGGGGACTGTCAACGACGTCATCGGCCCAGAAGGTCATTAAGTTGAAGCAGGCGTTATTCGCCGCGACCTTCTTAGCAAAGGCCACACCGAAACTCTCGTATTCGCCGGCCACTAGCCTACAGACCCAAACGCACTTGGCGCCGAGTTTGTAGTACTTGTAGTCCAGTTCATACCCTTGACAACCCATGAACCTGGTTTCAACGAGAAGCCGAAACTCCTCGATCCACCGCCTTGACCCACCTCCCTGATCTAGCAATCGCTGGACATCGTCGTCGTTGTCGACTATGACCGCTCTCACCAGACCCTGGCCTTCTGCTCGCGGAAGGGAACGCGGTTCAGTTACTCCCTGGCGAGGAGACTGAACGACATGCAGAGTCATACACTCTACTTGGGATAACGCTTCTTCAAATGCGCTGACCTGACTACAGGCTTCTTGAAAAGATGTTGAACTATCACATCTCGGGGTGCTCATGTCTCAACCAATCAAGCGTTGCCGATGTGGCTGACTGATCTAAACACAAACTAAATCGGCATGGTGACCTTCGCGGGGGTTCCGCAGGTGAATAAATATGCCCCAGTTACAAGGCGGATGACCATAGTAACATTGCAATTTTTCTACACCTCTCCGTCTCATCTGACCCAACGCCTAGGCATGGACAAGAACGGGTCTAGGGTTTGTTTTCCTACAGTGGTAAAGACCGGCTTCGTTTCGCCGCTTCTTCTCTCCACCAAATTTTGTACGTCAGAAATATAAAAAGAAAAACGGGGTTACCTGCCCCAAGATACCACCAGCAACTAACGTCACTGGCTAACTTTCGGTCCGGTATACAGGACCTTTCTCACATTATATAACCTTCACCTATTCTCCTAAGTCAACAGTCTATTATGTTCACTTCAACGACAGTTTCACTAAACTGATAAAAACCGATTGCCAATCGGGCCGTGGGTATTCACATTGTCTCGCGCAGGACGAGGCTTGTATAGTCAAGCGTAACTGCGGCTATAAAGCCGCGAGGAGCATTGCCCCACCAACCTTGAGTGCCGCCATACCAGCCTCCTTGCTGGCTTTAATAAGCTCAGCTTTGAAGGCCTTCTGGAAACTCATCCCGGATGACTGACGAGCTGTTGGCGCACGGCCTAGTGCCGTTTGAACCAACGCAAGTCCATCAGGATCAGCAGAGTTGGGGGTCAACATTGATGACGTCGCAGGACCAACATATTCCGCATGAATGACTATCTCAAACTCATACGTATTGCCGGTCACTCCTGTCGCCACTATGCACATGATCGGTGCACCATAACCCAGATCACCTCCAGTTAGCGTTACAGACTGATTCTGACACAAGGGATAACCTTGCTGAATCTGGTACTGAGTTGCATTGTAGGTGGGATCCTCCATCGGGAAAGACTGCTCTACTGCGGTCTGTCCGTAAGCGGATATCCAACATTTGGGTCTCGTCTGATCGGGAGACGAGAAAATGGCCTCCGGGCGGGCGCCTAGATCACCGATGGTAAGGTTGTTAATGCTGCCATGATCAGGATCAGTGTAGCAAATGACTCTGCCACCTCTGTTCAATTCTGTGTCAACATAACGAGCCGAAACACCAACGGATACAATCCTTCCTTGAGCGGCACTTTCAGCAGACGTGGTAGACGTCAACTGAGCCATGGTAAAAGGAAGGGAAGACATGTTCGAACCAATGGTACCAACAGCTCAGCTGTTGCTGAGCAGGTCACCGCAGTGCCTGCATAACTCTGTAAAGTGGAATAACAGACTAACATGTCATTGCACAACACGGGTGACACAGCAACAAAACCGAGCGAGGTTCCAACTTGGAACGTTCCGCGTAGGATGGCACGCACTTTGTACGTAGGGCGAGCAGGGGACGAGGGAACGCAAGCACCCATGGCCAATGAATCCCAAGGGTTCACCGTGGCCATAGCGTACTTTGCGGCGCAAGTAGTGAGCTGGACATTGGATGCTCCTACTACATGACGCGCTCCCCTCGGCCTTGACTGAACGGGGTACGACGGACGTGGTTTCTTTTTCTTGGGTGGACCACTACCACCTCTGGGGTTCTTCTTGTTGGACTAAATTCTCTTTAATGTCGCCTGGTAGTCCACCAAACGACAAGGCAGGAATCACAAAGCTATATAGTGATTTATTTAAGGTGTCCCATAGCACTAAAGCTAACCACCGTCCCATTCTTCGCAACTAAGCTGGCGATGGGGTACTCCCGAAGGACCAATCTATCAACACTACACCACGTCGCTAACGCTTTTATCAGTGTATTGTGTTGATTCAACAGAGCTACTTTGGTTGTGACTAAACAACTACCCAAAACTCTGCTGGAGAAAGCTCATGTCAAAGACGCATGAAGAGCGGTCATGTGCTGGGCCTACAGCATACCCTTATTCCCCTGGCGGTTGATGGGAAGGGCGGGGTCGCGTGAAACACGCGACGAAATTGTATTGCAAGCGATCCTGATCTATTTAGGCATGATCAGTAAGCAAGGGGTTCATCCGTGACTACACCACACGCTTTGCCTAAGCGCGAAATCGAAGATTATTCGGGAATCTTTTCCCCTTAGCTTACGCCAGGGGAAAAGACTCGACCAAACCGAGGAAAATTGGTGTTTACACCCGCCTGTACTCAGACGGCTCGAAGCGAGGCCTAGGCCCTGGGAACTTTCTTGGCGCTGCGATCAAGGCATTGCCAGTTAGACATGGGTTCCAAACCTCTGTTGAGGAACTGGAC